AAAACAGATGAAGTTCGACCTGAAAAAACAGATGAAGTTCGACCTGAAAAAACAGATGAAGTTCGACCTGAAAAAACAGATGAAGTTCGACCTGAAAAAACAGATGAAGTTCGACCTGAAAAAACAGATGAAGTTCGACCTGAAAAAACAGTAAGATTTAAAAAATTAATTAAAGGTGCATTTTATTTTAATGGTCATCTTGTTAATGGTTTTAGATTTGAACTTACGAAAGAAGAGTCCGAAGATAAGCGAATTTTAAACGCTATTAAAAATGGGGTTATTGCTAAAGATGCTTAATGATTTAATCGCACGATTTCCTGATATTTCGGAAGAAACTATATCTAAATATTTTAGTCTTTTTGAAAAAACGTACACGTGCTATTATGGTGTAGAGTATGGGAAAAATTCGTGCGATGATGAGATTATTCTGCATTTAATAGCACACCTAATCGTAAATTCGGATAATACAAAAAACGGCGATACATCTAAAAGCGTATCGTCAGAAAGTGCCAGAAATGTGTCTGCATCTTATGTGCAACAACAGAACATTACAGCAATGGACGCTTTTTTTTCGACTACACCTTATGGGCAGGTGTATCTTATGCTTATACGAAATAATGGGGTTGGTTCAATTTTCGTATGAGTGTAGATAAAATTATAAAAGAGTTGATGAAGATAAAAAAGACTTCTATAAAAGTTGGTGTCCCAACCGATGTTGGTGCTTATCCAAATGGGGCAAGTATCGCAGAAGTTGGGGCCACACACGAACTTGGTATCGGAGTTCCAAGGAGAAGCTTTCTTAAAGACCCTCTCTATGATAGAGAAGATGAGATAAAAAAAGCGTTAGAAAGTGGCTTTAAAAGTGTTTTAGATGGTGGAAGTTCCGACAATATGCTAACAAAAGTAGGAATTACAGCCCAAAACATTTCTAAAGGTGCTTTTTTGAGTGGTGGGTATGGGAAATGGAAAGATATAGATGAAAAGACAAAAAAAGCTAAAAAATCATCTAAGATATTAGTAGATGAGTCAAGGCTTTTGCAGTCAATTACGCATTGGATAGAGGTTAAATAATGTTACCAAACTTATCAAGAACAGTTTTGAATTTTTCTCAGGATATTCAGTTTTTTATCGTATATGAGAAGATATACAACCATAAAAAAGAGTCATTTTTTGAGGAGAAAACTATACGTGCAACAGTGCAACAGCAAAACTTTAACTTTTCAATAAAAAATAATCTTGATACTTCAAGAGCGTATGCAACGATACACGCAACTGAGATAATAAAGCTCAATGATGAATTTGAGCACAATGGAGTAAGATACAAGATTATAAATGTTGGAAATTTTTTGGATTATGGATATGTTGAGTGTATTGGAGAGGAAGTTAGATGATAGATGAAAAGATATGCGATTACATTAGTGACATTATGGACTTTTATCCAGATAGAGTCGTTATTGGTTATTCGAATATCAACAAGGTATCTGATAGAGAAGATTATATCTCACTTACATCAAGTGGCGTTGATTTACAACTTGGAAGCAGTAGAACGTATGACAGTAACACAGAAAAAGAGCAGTTTGTAACATATTTTAAAAAGAGGGCAACGGTTACTTTTTTTGGGGAAAATGCAGAGTCTAACGCTTATAGATTTATCAATATCCAAAACTCACAAGTTTCAAGAGATGCTCAAAAAAAATATGAGATAACTTTCTTAAAGGGAGGTGGAGTAAATTCTTTAAAAAATCAAATAGGTGACTACTTTATTTCCACCTACGAAATAGAAGTTATGATACAATACAGCAGTTCTTTAGAAATAGATACTAAACGAATAGAGGAAATACCTCTAAATTACAAGGGAGAATAAATGGCAGACATTAAAAATGTTGTTAACGTTTCATTTTTACCACAAGGTAAAAGTGTTTCACGTACAAATATGAATATTGTTTCGATTATCACGTCACAGCTTGGGAAACTAAGTAGTGCAAATCGTACAGTAGCATACACAGATTTAGGGAGTGTGCAAGAGGACTTCGGAACAAGTTCTGCGATGTACGAATATGCAAAAATTCTTTTTGCACAGACAAAAAATCCAACAAATAGTGGTGGGTATTTAGTAGCTGGATACTGGAGAGCTTCGGACGAAACTGTACCTGCAACGCACGGAAAAATCAAAGGTTCGCAACTTAGCGAAAAAAACACTATCGACACATTGCAGAAAGTTGAAGATGGAAGCTTTGATGTTGATGTTGATGGAACTACGCAAAATGTAAGGGATTTGGACTTTAGAACGGTTGACTCCTTAGATGATGTTATTCAGATTTTAAATGATAATATTGATGGGGCAACAGTTACAGAAGATGACCAGCGAATTATCGTAACAAGCGATACGACTGGTGCAGACAGCAAAGTGACACTTTTTGCAGATGGTGGAGATGGAACTTTTATTGGAGAAACGCTACTTTTGGCAAGTGGTACTGGGGCAGTTGCAGTAGATGGGGAAGACGAAAAAACTCTAGAAGCTGAAAGTAAAGAGGACGCTTTAGGAGAGATTTCTAAATTGGAAGCAATCCGTGGTGCAGTCTTTATTGACAACCCAACAGATGATGAGAGTGAAAGTATGGCAACGTGGGCAAAAGCGAACGAAGTCATTATTTATGATGTGTTTGACAGTGCTTCAAATCTTGAAAAAAGCGTTGATAATGTTGTGTGGAAAATTAAATTAGCTGGTGGTGAAAACTATCGAATGATTTATCGTAAAGATGGAAACAGAAAAACAGCCGTTGCGATGATGGCACGTATGCACACTGTAAACTTTACTGCACAAAATACATCAATTACATTGAACTTGAAAGAGTTGAGTGGTATTATCGCAGAAGACTATACACAAGATGAGATTAACAAGGCTGAAAAAGTTGGTCTTGATATTTACACAACATTTGGGGATATTCCAAAGCTTTATGTGAGTGGGGCAAACGGTTTTGCAGATAATGTATATAACTTTATCGCAATCAAGAACTTTGTTCAAATTGACTTATTCAACTTACTTGGAACAACATCAACAAAATTAGCTCAAATTGATGAGGACGTTCAAAAAATAGTTGATACAGTTGAAAAAACATTGTCTATGTTTAGACGTGCAAAAGTTATCGGTGCTGGTACATGGACCAGCCCAGATACATTCGGAAATTCTGAAGTATTTAAACGTGCAATTAAAGAAGATGGTTTTTATGTTTATGCAAACCCACTGAGTGAACAGAGCCAGGACGATAGAGATGCCAGAAAGTCACCAGCTATTCAAGTTGCATTCAAAAATGCTGGGGCAATCCACTCTATTGATACAACAATTCAATACAACTTATAGGAGCAGTAAATGGCAGTAGTTAGTTTAAAATCCGACTCAACAACCCTCATCTTAAATGGTGAGGTAATTAGAGATTTAATTGCTGGTGATGTGCTTGAATTAGCACCAACCAACCCAAAAACATCAAGAACTTATGGGGCAAACAGAGCAGTAAATATACAACAAAGAGCAGATAGAGAAGTCTACACGCTTAAGTTTAGAGTTATGCGAAATTCAGACAGCGATGTGTGGCTGAATGAGCAGTTTAATCAAAAAACACCAGTCATTTTCGATGGCTCAATCAAAGAGATTTTCGTAAAAGATGGTGAAGAGATGGTGGAGAGTTTTGCACTTGAAGCTGGAAGCTTTACAGACTCACCAACTCACACGAAAAACAATCAAGATGGTAACTCACAAGTCGAATACACAATCGAATGTTTTGCAACAAGAAAGCTTTAGGAGTATTAAGTGGAAGATGGTATTAAAAAGTTAGAAAAATTCAACGAAAGTGGAGTTATTGAGATTAACGGAAGAGAGTATCATCTCCAAAAACTCTCTCATCAATTTAGAGTTGAGTGTGTTGCACTCTACTCTGTGATTGAACCGATGCTACTTGTTAAAAACTTCTCGTTTCTAAATGATGAAAAGTATAAGCAGTTAGCGAAGAAGATTGATGATAGAGTGACATTTGATGACTCTCAAATCTCAAAACTTCCTACGCATTTTGAGCAGTATCCAGAGGATTACCTTGAATATATTGCCCTAACAATGGGGGTTATCGTTTACCCTTTTTACAAGAAAGGAAGCGTTACTCCTTAAAACGATATGTAGAGTCTATAAACTATTTTAATAAGTATGTGGACTTTACAAACTTAACAGATACAGAAATACTCTTTTTTAGCTTAGTCAAAAAAGGGTATGGAACACTAAAAGAGATAAGAGAACTTGATACGATGGATATAATGAATATCCTTGAATTTGAGGGAATTATCGGAGATATTGAAACTTTAGCAATGGAAGAGGCATAAATGCAAATAGCAGAATTATCAACAAAATTTAGCTTTAATGGGAGTCTTGACCCACTCTTAAAACTTAACAAAGGCTTAGATATTGCTACTGTTTCAAGTTCGACAACAACTAAGACTATACAGAAAACAAGTAGTGCAATTAGTCACTTAAATAGAGAGATAGATAATGGAGCAAAATCTGAAAATAGATTAGCACAGTCATCTATTTCTCTCTCTAAGAGATTATCATCACTTACGTCATCAATAAAATTTAAAACACTTGATAGGTTCAAAAGTGATATTGACGCCTCAAAAAAAGAGATAAATGAGCTTGATAATTTTATTGATATAGACAGAGATATTGACATAAAAGTAAATAGTAGTGGAGTCGATGAGTCAGGTTCAAAATTTACAAGATTGTCCGATAATATAAAAGGAGTTATCGGTGCAGTGTCGTTGGCGAGTGTGGCACTTGGTGGGTTTGTAGTTGCGTCTATTGCTGGAACAGATGCACAAATTCAATTAGCACGAGAAACTGGTGTTGCAGTAGAAGCTATTCAGGAACTCGGATACGTTGCGAGCGTGAACGGTTCTGGAGCAGAAGAGATGCAACGCTCACTCTCAAATTTATCCAAAAAAATGGGTGAAGCAGTCGTTGAAAATAACGAAACAACAAAAGCGTTTCAAAGGCTTGGGATAGCATTAAAAGACAATAATGGAGAGATGAAGAGTGCAGATAGTATGATGATGGAACTTAGTTCACGTTTTAAAGAACTCAATCTATCATCTCAAGAACAAAAGGCATATTTGGAAAAGTTAGGTCTTGATGAGTCTATGCTTCAAACGCTTCAGCTTGGGGCTGATGGGATAGATGAACTAAGAAAAAAAGCACGTGCAATGGGTGTTGCAAGTACAAAAGATGCTAACGAGATTGCTTCTTTTAACGACAGTTTAACAACACTAAAATACTCTATTGGTGGGATAACAAGGAGTGTTGCACTTGGATTTGTACCACAGCTTAAGGGGCTATCGGACAGTTTTAGTGAGTTGCTTATAAAAAATAGCGATGTTGTAAAAAATGGGTTATCCAAATTTATCGGTGCAATAAGTACTGGACTTAGTGCAGTTGTGAAGTTCGGAAAAGGTCTATACTTATTAATCGATAACACTATTGGAATTAACACAGCACTTGGGATTACAGCAGTTGCATTCGCACGATTAAATAAAACGATGCTACTCAATCCAGTATCGCTCATTATTGCTGGAATAGTTGGAGTTATCGCAATTTTTGATGACTTGAGTGTTGCACTAAATGGGGGGAAAAGTAAAATTGCAGAGTGGTCAAAGGCGTGGTTCGATATAGACATTGTAAAGGCACTCAATAAGATTTGGCTTGATGTTTCGGAGTGGTCATCAAAAGTTGTTAAAGAGTTTAAGCCTTTTTTTGATGTTGTAAATGAGATAAATAATTACAAATTCAACTTCTCTGATTTGAAAAAAGCTGGAGAACAAATAGGGATATATTACAGTGGGATTTCAACATTAATCAATACTTTTTTTGACAATTCTGCAACGTATGTAAGAACCCTCGCTGACAAGATTGTTCATTATTTTGACCCCATTTTTAGTATTTTTGATAAAATTACGTCTTTCAAGATGCCAAATTTTGGCTCACTCTTTGATGGTTTTGAGATGCCCTCTCTAAGTGGGGTGTTCTCATCAAAAAAAGGACCACAGGAAAATAGTGGCAGCAATGGAGTTGTTGGTTCAACAACGATACACAACAATACAAATATCTCTCAAAATGGAATTGATGCACGAAAGCTAAATGCAAGTATTGAAAAATTGTATAGAAATGCACCAATTTCTCCTACTCGAATAGTGGAAAAGCCGAATGTTACAACAAACACGACACACGTTACAAATTCGATTAAAGTAGATGTAAAAAGCAGTGACCCAGTCGTTGCTGGACAAAGCGTAGCGTCCGAACTTGATAAAATGTTAAGAAATGCAAGTGTAAACTTCTCTAAAAATGGTGGTATGTAATGGATATTCAAGGAATTTTCGGAGATTTAAATACTGTTGGGATTGGTGGGTATTCACTTGATGTTAGAATTTCCGAAAACACTACATTCACGAGTGATGTTCCTGATAGCTTTATTGAAGATGGTGGCACTATCAACGACCACATTATCAACAAGCCAAATCAAATATCTATTGACGGAGAAGTGTCCAATATACACATTAAAAAAGAGTCTATCGCTCAAAAAGTTGATGATTTTATAGACAAAGCAAGTGACATCAAAGACATTCTATACTCTACTCAGAAAACAGATACAATGCTTCAAAAGGCGAAGAAAAATAGCAGTAGTGTATCATCTGCGATAGATATATTTCAAAGTGGAGATATTTTTAATCTACTTAGTAGCAAAAGCTCAACACCACAAAATGATTTTTTTAATTTTATAGAGAATTTGCACGACACAAAGACACTAATAAGTATCGAAACACCTTTGAAAACGTATGAGAATATGAGAATTACATCAATTTCGATAACGCGAAGTAATGAAACAGATGAGGCACTTAAATACAAATTAACTGCAAAAGAGGTAAGATTTGCAGATACACTACTTGTAGATAAGAATAAGTATTTTAAAAAGCCGACAAAAAGTGTTGAAAATAAAGTAAAAAAAAGTAGCAATAAGGGCGTTGTAAATGGGGTAAATAAGGATAGTTCCGAAACAGTAACAAGCAAAACAGATGGAACTGAAAAAAGTTTCCTATATACACTACTGGAGTAAATATGAGAAAAATAGACATAGACTCTACACCAACTCAAGAACTTAGTATCCCATTTGAAAATGATTACATCTTTTTAAAGATGATGTTTAGAGACGATTGTTGGATTATGAATGCAAGATATAGAGATAAAGTTAAAAATGGGCTTAGGATATCGTGTGGTGTGCTAATGCTTACTGGATTTAACCTACCATTTGATTTTACCATATCATCAAAAATTAACGGTCTTGACCCCTTTTTGATTGACAGTTTTGAGAGTGGGAATTTTGAACTATATCTACTTGAGCGTGATGAGCTTATTGAAATTAGGGGAAATGATGTACCATAGATTTGGACGTGATTACGAAATAATCGTTACTACCAAAAATGGTGATGTTATAAAAATATCTCCAAATATTAGGATACAATTCGAAGCTATTAAGTCCGTAAAGGGTGGACTTAATAGTTGCAGAGTATCGATTTACAACTTAAACGAAACAAATCGTAGGCATTTAGTTAAAGATAAAACAGACCAAAAAACGCTTATGCCTTTTTTGCTTCAAGCTGGGTACGAGAAGATAGAAACGATATTCCAAGGAACTATTACAGAAAGTTATTCAGAAAGACGTGGTGCAGACATAATTACAATTTTAGTTTGTCACGATGGTGGTCACGATTTCCTAACAAGCTATACGTCAAAAACAGTAAAATCTAACGATATTGAGTATATATTGGAAGATATGCTAAACACGAAAAAGGGAAAAATAACAAAGAGAGTGAAGCTACATAGACCGAAAGTGCTTGTTGGTTCGTCCTTTAAAATTATAGAAGATATGCTAAAGGAAGATGAAACGGTTTTTATTGACAATGAGAAGCTACATATATTAAAGGACAATGAGATTACAGACGATTTATCTGTAATTGTTTCTCCAGAAACTGGACTATTAAAAACACCGTCCCAAAAAGAGAGCGAGTTAACTTTCCAAACAATTATGAACCCATCTTTAAAAATTGGGGGGTTGTGTGAGATACAAAGCACTATATCTAAAGAGCTAAATGGAGTATACAAAGTAAATACGATAAAATACAGTGGGGATACAGATGGTGCAGATTGGAAACAAGATGTATCTTGTTCGCTATCGGAAAAATACGAGGTGGTAAAGTGATACACAATAATAACGATACACCGTCTTTAGAGAATGTTATACTTAGTGCGATAGATGAGTCGATATCTAATACACACACCCTACTTATTGCAAAAGTAGTTAAAGTTAATAAATCTACAATAGACTGTAAACCAGTCGTAAATAGAGTTATAAAAGGGGAAAGTATAGAGTTGCCAATCTTTATTGAAGTGCCAGTAATTCACATTTGTGGAGGTAGTAGCAGTATTCGTTTCCCCATACAAGTTGGGGATTATTGTCAACTTTTCGTGAATGAAAGATGCTTGGATCACTGGTATGTTGGCTCAGATTTTCTCTCCCCATTGGAAGATAGAAAGCACGACTATTCGGATAGTGTAGCAATAGTTGGAGTAAAACGAAAAAGTGATGAGCTTGAAATACCGTCCGTGACAACGATAGATAACGACGTAAAAGCGAATGGGAACTGGGAGCATAACGGTTTTATGCAGAACAATGGAAGCCATAGAACAACTGGAAATACTGACTCAGGGACGTATAGCGTCGGAGGGGAGAGTGGGGCATCTGGAACATTTGATAGCGATGATGGTAAAAAAATAACAGTCGTTAATGGACTGGTTACAAAGATTGAATAATGAAAGTAAGAAGACTAAAAAAAGATGATTGGACGTTCGGTGGAAGCTCAACAACAATAAGTGGAGATGATGCAATTTTACAGCGTGTTTCGACAAGAATTAAGAGTTTTAAGGGAGATTGGTTTTTGGATTTTGATGCTGGAATAGATTGGTTTTTATATCTCGGAAGCAAAGATAAAGAAGAAAAAATAAAAAGAGACGTACTCAATATTTGCAAAAAAACAGAGGGGGTATTGAGAGTAAATAGCGTTGAAATATCATCAAATGAAAATAGAGAAGCTGTAATATCAATCAATCTCGATACGATATACTCACAAAATAATAACATAGAGGAAACAGTATGATAATAAATGAAAATGGTATTTTGCTTGATGATTTTGATGAGATTTTTAACGACTTTGTGACAAAATTTAAAGATATTTATGGGGAGGATATTGCACTTGAGCAAGACACTCAAGATGGACAACAAATAGGAATTTTAACAAATGTAATTTACGACTTGCAAACATTTATCGCACGAATATATAACTCACTCGACCCTGATTTAGCTGAGGGACACGAACTTGATAAAATACTTAAGCTTATTGCAACAACTCGATTACCAGCAACAAAAAGTAAAGTTGATGTTGATGTTACTGTATCTAAAAATGTTGAGTTGCAGTCTACTTATACAATCAAAGATGAAAATTCTCAAGAGTGGGGATTATCTGAAAGTGTAACACTCGAAGAGGGGACTACAACTTTAACTTTTATTGCGAAAGAATGGGGTGCAATTACAGCACAAGAGCATACAATAAATGAGCAGGTTACGGTTGTTACAGAAGTTGTGTCTTTAGACAATATGCAGAGTGCAGTTGTTGGGAGGGAAGAGGAAACAGATGAAGAGCTAAGACGAAGAAGGAATAAGCTTGTTGGATACAATGCAAAAAGCTTAATTAGTTCAATTTTAGGGAAATTGCTTGACTTAAACGGGGTAGCTGATGCAATAATTTACGAAAACAACACAGATGAGTTGGACGATGAAAAAGATATACAACCTCACTCAATTTGGGCAATTGTAGATGGGGGAGAGCTTAAAGATATTGCAAAAACAATAGCAATAGACAAAACTATTGGGTGTGGGCTAAAGGGAAATGTAAAAGAGATATACGAAGAGGAGTTTGAAACAAGAAATGGATATATAAGAACTTTTCATCACGAAATTAATTTCGATAGACCAACAAAAACAGAGATTTACATAAAAGTTACAGTAAAAAAACGCTCATCTTCTGATATTATAGATGTAGACAGCATAAAAAATGAGCTATCAAAGCTCAACTTTCTAATATCGCAAAATATAACAGCTACTGAGCTTTATGGAACTATTTATAGTGCAGGAAACACGTTTATCGCATCTGATTTGCAAATAAGCAAAGATGACAGCATATACGTAGATGATATACTTATTGCCGATTTTGATGAGAAATTCGAAATTGTTTATGAAAATATAGAGGTAACTGAAGAGTGAGTTATTTTATAGAAGCATATAAGAGGCTACTTATTGCACAGTATGCAGATAAAGAAAAAGCAACTGCACACATTAGTGCTATTTTATCTAAGTTTGAGGAAGTATATGAATTCGCAAAGAGTTTTGAAAAAGCATTTGATATTGATTTTGCAATTGGAAAACAGTTAGATATTATTGGGAAAATAGTTAGGATAAACAGGAATGTACCTTTCGCAATACCAAAAAAGTACTTTGGGTTTGATGGACATAAAAACGCATATCCTTTTGGGGATAAATCTAAAGATGTAGTAGCATATCCGTTTAAAGATAAATTTGAAATCCCATATACTTCTGGAACTCTAAATGACCAGCAGTATAGATTTTTTATAAAAGCGAAGATAATGAAAAATTATTCTTGTGGAAAGATAATAGATGAAGATGATAGGCTATCTATCCAAAACGCTATTGATTATATCTTTAATGGTATAGGCTATATTACAGATAGAAAAAATATGACTCTTACTCTATATATAGATAGGAGTTTTGATGAAGATATGATACAATACATTAAACAAGCTGAAGTTTTGCCGCGCCCACAAGGTGTAAAATACAACTCTATCGTGCAATACGATAATGGAAAAACTTTTGGATTTTATGATAGAAACGGTGGGTTTGGTGATAAATCTGGAGATAAGATAGATAGCTATTTTGCTACAAAAATATAATAGGGGAACAGATGGCACATAATAGATACGATGGAAACGTTGTACCATTTGCAGTAGACGCAACAGACGACAATAGAACGATTTTTGGAGATGACACGCAAAGTGATGACATTAACGACAATCTAAACTCAGATTTTAAAAAAGGGTGGGAGATTGTAGGGTTAGATGACAATCCAACAAAGCAAGACTTTAACGCATTAGCATACACAGCTACAAAGCTAATCTCTTATCTTTTTGAAATGGGTGTGTCAGTTTGGCACATAGACCAAAACTATTTTGAAAATAGCTACGTTGTTGGGAGTAATGGAGAGCTTTATCAATCGTTGAATGGAACAGATGACGACCCAAATAAAGGGAACGATCCAACAGATGACGCAACGAATTGGAAGCAAATCTCAAACAGACTTGACACACTCGAAGCATCTCAATTTTTAAGAAGCGACGAAGATGACAGAATGAACGGCGTCTTGACTGTTGGAACAGACGACGATAATCAATCTGATATTGTAAAAAATTCTTTAAAACTATGGGCAAACAGAAGTGCAGACGACGACACGACTCGATGTGGTAGCGTAAATATGTACGACAACGGAAATGCTCTTGAGATGTCAATCGAAGACAAAGATGGTAATAAGATTGGAAGAAGTATTGAGATAACAGCTGATGGATACATCAATCTTGGAGAAGACTACCAAGCTCCAATTGGATATTCATACGGAAGGGTTTGGAGCAACGATGAAACATTTACTATTGACGACTCAAATAAAATTGATTTCCAAAACGCTGATGGGGAATATGACCCATTTAGCTTAATCGCTCTTTCAGACGAGTCAATCACTGTAAAAAATGATGGGGTGTACTATATTGAAGCACAATGCTATATAAATACAGACCAAGACGATACCAGTGATGGTTCATATATATCAGTTTACATTAATGATGATAAGCAAGAATCAAATGGCTCATTGTCGAGTGCAGGCTCTAGCAGTAATTCAGAAGAGTTATTTTTTCATTCAACTTGGATTTTTGAATTAAGAAAAAATGATAAAATTACATTTGCACTAGAAAGTCTAACAGAAGGAAAGAGTGTTACACTAAATACAAAGGTTGTATTTTATAGCTTAAGGGAGTATTAAAATGGATAAAAAAATAGCTACAAAAGTTTTATTGCAGATGGGTGCAAAAAATTTTAAATTAAGAGAAAATTTAGAAACAAGCACGGTTGATATTAGTGTATGTTCGGATATTTTTGAAGAGAAATACGCATATGAACTACAAAAAAAGCAATATTTGCAACAATCTAAAATTGTTAACAATTACTTAAACAAAATAGCAAATATGTTCCAATACGATTCTATGCTTAGTGCTAGAAGCTATGCTGGGTTCGATAATAAATACAAAGATGAGGCTACAAAGTTAGCTAAATTCTCAAGCGAATGTTGGGAAAAGTTCGAAGACTACACTAGAGATGTTGCGATAGTGGAGAAAGATATACTTAGCGAAAAGGAACTGCTCAATATGCTACCAAATTTCAATGGGTCATCAATTAAATGAAAGACTACTGCTCAATGTTCCCAGAAAATTTTATGGGCGTATACATAGGAAAGTGTTGCAAAAAACACGATAATGAAGTTGGACAAGCTGGGATATATAACCCAGTTTTACCTCATATTAATTTCTACAAATGCTTAACTAACATTGGTGTAAAGCCATATTTCAGCATCATAATTGCCGTGGGTGCTGGAATTGGTAGCTTTGTGAGATACCCATATTTTGCATACAGAAAATATAAGTGGAGAAAGAAAAATGATAAGTGAATTTCTGCAAGAGATTTTAGATGGGAAGCTAAAAGTAGTGGACCCAGCAACAGTGGATAGTAGAGTAATCGTTCCAAGTGCAATGACAAATATGTGCTTAAATGAGCTAAAAAAAGACGTTAAGAATTTTATTGAACTTAAGCCAATTTCTGGAAGCTATGTTGTCGATAATGGATTGAGATTAAACAGATACCTTAACCCAGACGTGTGTTATCAGCCGTGGGGGATTTACGAGGACGAGGAGTGTATCGCTAGTGTCGATTATGGAAAGTCATACATTTACTACTTCGAGATGGACGCTTCGCTAAGGAAGTCGTATAAGACGAATGAGAACGCAGACAATAGAAGCCCTATTAGTGCAGATTTTGACGATACAAATATTTTTTGTGGGACATACTACAATAGATTAATCTCTATAAATAAAGACACAAAAGAAGTTGAGTGGGAGTTCGGAACTTACAATAGTAGGGGAAAATGCTCCGATGGGAAAATAGGAAAGCCGTATAAGATTAAAACAGCAACAAGTGGGAATTTACTTGTTTTAACAAGCGACGGTGCTGGAGACGCAGACAGATATTATGGAACACTAGAGGAGTTTGACAAAGATGGTAATTGGATTAAGACTCTACTTCAGGACAGTGGGACTGGACTTGGCTCTAACTTAGAAACTCATTATCCACGTTCACTCTATGTAGATGGAGATACTGTTTACGTCGGAAAATCTGACGATATAGACGTATTCACATACGATGTTGACGACGGCTTAGCGTACGTTAAAACAATTAGAAAACCAGCAAGCTCAGGAGTGAGCGACCTTGATTTGACGGATTTTTTGATTGATGGTGACACTCTTTATGTGTTATCTGCGAATATGGAGAAGGTCATTGGATTCAATATTGTAACTGGAGTTATTGAGTTCAGCGTAGGGCACTTCCATTACGAAAATTCATCTTTAGCAGAACACGAGGGGAACGCGATGAACTCCCCACGTGGACTCTTGCTAACAAGCGAGGGGAAGTTGTTTGTATCTGACGCATCAAATTGTAATATCTGCGAAGTTTTTAGAAGCGACTATATTCACCCCAGATATGAAGTTCCTGAAAATATTGAAATTATTTACAGCTCACAAGAGCTGAACGGAGACAATACAACAAACTCAAAAATCGGAAAAGAACCTGAAAATTTAAGAATTGTATATAAAGATATTCTATGACAGCAGATATGATTAAAGAAACAAGTGGATTATTGACAGAAACAAGCAAATTAGGAGAGAATGGTGTTGTGCTATTCTCTATACTTATTGTTACTATTATGTTCCTATTTTCAGTCTATGTTGCGTATAAGAGTCAAAAAGACTTAACGAAAACATTGATGGACAATCATTTTGATAATGAGAAGAGGATTGATGAAGCACACGATAGAATACATAACTTAGAAACGCGTGAGAATGAGTGCTTAAATGAGTTAAAAATGATGGGGCATAAAGAGAATAAATGCATAGAGGAATTGTCTGATGTTACATCAAAACTATCAAACTGCATAGAGAGATTGGAGAAAAATGTATAAGTATATAATTGCACTTTCTCTAATCTTAAGTGCACTAGGATATGTTAAATATGAGATAGTTGACAGTCGTGACAACAAGATAAAAAGCTTAGAAAACGAGTTGAAATCTGTTTCAAGTAGGCTAAATGAGTGTCTAATCGACTCAGATTCAAAAAGCGTTAGTAGTTTTATAGAGGGCATAGATAATGCTAAAAATCGCACTTCTTTCACTTTTCATACTTAATAACTGCTCAAAAAATGAGCAATGCACTCCTCAAAAAATTCATATACCGAAGCTACCTACATACAAAACCCCTAAAGGTAGGGAGTTTAAAGTAAAAAAACTTGATGAAAATTTAAGCATAATAGAAAATGATGTGCTTACTGAGCTTGTTAAAAATAATGACAAACTAAGGGCTATTTGCTTAAAATATTGTCTTATCAATAAAAAATTAAATGAGGTATATAATAAATGAAAAAAACAGCATTAGTTATTGGACACAGAAAAGGCAGTCAAGGGGCGTACGGTGCAAATGGAATGAGTGAATATGTGTTCTATAAAGCACTCTCAAAAGAGGTCAAATTGGCATCTATTGGCTCAGATTTTGAAGTTGAAATCTTTGAGCGTAGCGACGAATTAAGTGGATATACTTCCCGAATGAAAGAGTTGCACAAGCGAATAGACGAATGGGGTGCAGACGTAAGCATATCTCTTCATTTTAACGCTTCATCAAATAAAAATGCGAATGGTCACGAAGTCCTATACTGCTCAAAAAAAGGTTTTGAGTTAGCTAAAAAGATGAACAATATCTTTAGTAAAAATCTAAAAAATAGAGATAGGGGAGTAAAAAAAGTAAGCTTGAAAAACGGGGATAGAGGTGCTGGGTTTGTGTGTAGGGGTAAAAGTACGTGTATCCTTGTTGAGCCTTTTTTTGCTTCAAATATAAAATTTTACGAAAATGGAAAAGGAAGAGAGGCATTAATTAAGAGTTTACTTGACTTTATGCACTCAATTAGTGTATAATCATTTTGTAGGTGTTTTTTCCTTTCATCTACAATCACACTCTAAAAATTTCTACAACAATGTTGTAATCTTGTGCAGTAGTTTTTCCTACTGCACTCTCTTTCTATTCCACTTAGCCCTATTTTTAATCATCTTTAATGCTTTTGGTTTTGCCTTATCTCTTTTATCTACTTTTGCTTTTTTAGTCTTTAGTGGTTTTGATAATATAGTTCCAAGGCTCTCTCTTGTTGCAGTAGCATTTGTTTTAAACGCATCATTGAGCATTTTATCAAGCTCAAGCACAGAAACCAACAAACGGCTCTTTTTCTCATCTCTAACTTGAATAGATGTTCGGTATGGCACTACTCCTAAAAATGCTTTAAAATCGCTTTTAGGTATCAAAGAACAAAGCATCTCAATGTATACATTCACTTCATCAATAGTAACCTCATTATTGAACTCCTTTAACTCAACAATAATCTGCTTAACTGCATCAGAAATTCTATAATAATGAATTGGTGCTTTGACGCTAAACACTTTCATAGCTCTATCTATTTGCACTTTTAATGCACTTAGTTTCACATCTCCATTCGTCCCACTCATCATCAATGCACCGATTATCGCAGATAATGCGAATGCTTTTTGAGTATTGCTATTTGGTTTTTTCACACTCTCCTCCAGTTAAATATTTTATAGACCTCATAAAAAAATCTATTTTTAGGTAGTCCACTTTCAATAAAACCCTCTAGTATCTCACCTCTTTTTGTGCGTCTCAGCTTAAAACGCACGTACCCATCACTACAAACTATCATTTTAAACATAATTGTACCCCTTAAAAATTCTTGACGTCGTTGGTGTAGAGATTTTTCTCATTGCTTTAGAAAAAACAGATTGAGTATTCGACTTTGTGCATCTTAACACAATCCCCATATCCTCAAAAGACTCACCACTTTTTATTTTCTTTTTGCTCATCATTTTTATGATTTTATCTTTTTCTTTTCTTGCTTTATGCTCCATTTCTAAAGCTATAAATTTTCCAATAAGATAATCATCTCCTCCAGCACTCAGGAGGCTTTCTTTTAGCCTTAGCAGCTTATCGTTCGCTACTGCATCTACATAAGCACGCGTAACCGTACCGTGCTTAATTATAGCCTCCTCTCTTGCTTCTTTCTTAAACTCACTCAGGAGTGTTTCATAAAAATAATCCATATCAACTCCTAAAACGGTATTTCATCTTCATTGATGTCAATTCCTGGTATGTTGTTAGACGCAGGTACTTGTTGTTGGTTTGTTTCCTGTGGTGCTTGTTGCTGTTGAGCAGGTGTGCCATAAGCAGAACCACTATTTTGTTGGTATCCACCTTGCTGTTGAGTCTGTTGATAGTTGTTTTGATTCTGCTGAGGTGCTTGGTTATATCCACCACCTTGTTGT